ACTTATACAAGCAAAGAGTGTCTGGATATTTATACTTTAAGTCATCAATTGCAACTTTAAGTAATTTATTTTCCAGTTCAAACTCATCTTTACCTTCTGTAAAATCTATATAGTATCTGTAAAGGTTATAAATACCAATGATACTTAAATTCATTTTACCAGTGGCTCTGGCTCTATTAACAGCTCTGTTAATACTTGTAATAAATATTTGTGGATATAAACTCATTATACGGATACATTTGTATAGGAGCCACAAGTTTTACACTCATTAGAGCAAAATTTGTCTAAAGCACCTACAATATTAAAAGCCTCACGGTAGAATCCTTGATCTACTGCATCTTGTAATCCTCTTAGCAAATGTTGTGAATTATCTAGTTTTTCAGATTTAGTCTTGAAACAAGAATCACATAATGCTAAAGCTACTACTTGTTCTAAAATACATTCTTTATAACGAGTAAGATCAGCTGTGATTGCAGTTCTTACTTCATCTGGGTCAGTAGCTTCTATGAAATAAACACCATCAAACTGTACCTCACTAATAGCGGATAATGTGATAGTGATATTTTCAGTAGCAGCACCAGTAAGCAAACTAGACAAATCTATGGCTTCACTGTAATCTCTAAATGTATCTTGTTTAAATAAAGATAATGAACTAACTGTAGCAGCGTCTATAATTGTTAAATCAATCTCAGTGCGTGCACTGTTTATTGTGAATTGTGTAATTTGCATATTATAGAATTTAAAAAAGGGGAGGAGAATTGGTATCTCTTCCCCTTTTAAATATTAAAAAGTTATTTCAATTATACTACTGGAAGGGCTGCAGGCACTTTGTCTGCTCCAAGAATAGTAGTAAGATCCGCAAGGATAGTGTTAGTACTAGCGTTGTTAGCCAAAGTATCAGTAACTTTGTCAATCAAAATAGTAACTACCTTGTTTTGCTTCTCTACAGAAGGAGAAATCCTATCATCAAAATATTTGATATGGATTACATTGTAAACACCAGCAGTAGAAGCATAGTAAGGAGTTGCAAAGTCAGCAGGGTATCCTGTTTGACGATAAACTTCATACTTGTATCCTTTAGTAAACCATTCTAGGTTAACTGCATATTTACCAGTTCCTTTTCCTGGGTTGCTTTCACTGTTGATAGTAACACCATTAGTGGCGATATTATCATGTAGCAAAGAAACATTATCAAATGCTTTAGCAGTAACTTCAAACTCAATTTGTTTTCCTATAATTTTTCCAGGAACAACAGCTTGATTCTGTCCTACTATATTGATAACTCCAGCACCAGCGTCAGTAACTGTAAGTTCGCTACCACCTCTACGGGTTAGATTAGCATTCAAACTATCAACAATACCAGCAGCAACAGCAGCAGCAGTTGGTGCAGCAGCTCCAGATACATAATATCCTGTGATAGTTGCAAAGTTTTCAGGAGACAAAGTACCTCCATCATTGTACAATCTTACTTCAACTGCATATGTATGATTAGCAGCTAGAGGTGCAAAAGCACTAACACTAACGTCTTTTTCAACAGCAGCAGCATAAGTAGCAAGAATTACCTTATCTACTTTAGAAGCTTTAATTACATCGGAGAACTCATAACCAGCTGCAGTTTTTTGCAACAATTTGAAGTCTACTCCAGCTGCAGGGGCAGCGCTACCATCAGCACTAACTACAGCTATCTCTTTATCCGAAGCAGAAGCTATAAAGGTACCAACAGCTGTTTCAGCAGCTGCAGCATTACCTAAGATAAGCTCTTCTACTTGGTTCGGTCCAAATACACTCATTTTAAATTAATTTTAAATTATTATTATTATTTATATTTACTCATTTCTAGTACTCAATTGCACTTTTGGTCCTAATTTACCTGGCTCGTAGTCAGATAAAGCTAGTTCCACTGCTCTGTCTAGAATTTGTCTATGAAGACTTATATTTAGTTTACAGGTTTGTGCTGTGGATACTCCATCTACACTCAGACTTTCACCTGGATATAATGTACTTAGGTTAGTAAGTACTATAGGTTCTGGGTTCTTAAGGTAACGATACTTATATTCTGTTATTGTATAATCTGATATAAGTTCTACATTCTTACTTCCACCTACATGAGAATAATAATCCAATCTCCATATGAGTTTATCATTTGGTTTTTTGAAAGGATTATCTTTCTGCACGTTATATTCATCATATGTCTTCGGTACTACATCTAAGTACTTTCCATTGACACATTTGTCTGAGGAGGAAACCTTAGCTTGCTCCTGTATAATTACAAAGGTATTATTTTCAATTCTAAAGAACTGAGAGTTATCTGCAATATTATCACTAGATGTTATCTCTATGTTACTTTTAGCTCCTAATATTAACTCTTGTAATTCGGTACGTCTTTTAGCACTTCCTTCAAATCCTGTTTGATATTTATTACCTGCAGGAGTGTAAAAGTTTTTAACAATTTCTAACTGAGCTTTAGTCAAATATACTGATTTTTCATACAAATCTATGCTAGGAGCATTATTTGTAGCTATACTATTAAAGTATATATCAAATTCATTGCTAAACTCTGTTGTTGTCATTTTTATTTTTTGGTATTAATTCTTGCTTCAATAAGTAACCTTACTTCCTGATACTTATCATTATCCAAATATCTTACCGCATTATCAAAAGAGGCAGGTTGTCCTGCTTCAGCAAGTTCTAAACCATCTACAGTTTGATATAGATTTCCATTTCTTTTAATGTATCCAGATTCAACAGCTTTGTTGATAAGGACTTTAGTATCAAAAGAAGGATCTTCTATAATATCTAAGAATAGTTTTGGACTAGTATCTAAGTACTCTTCCACTTTACCTTGAATCCAATCTAAAGATGAATCGTCTGAAATAGGCTGATTAGAAAGAAGTTTTAATACTCCGATCAATTTATCTTTATTGTCTTCAATTTTACCATACATCTTGAATGCAGTTTTCTTAACATCAAGTTTGGCTTTTTTCTCTTTAAATTCTTCGTCAGAACCTGTGATAACAAAATCATAAGTACCTTTCTTTTTCCTATCTGCCCAAGTTGGAGCAATGTCATCTACTAAAGATTTAAGCACAGCAACAGATATATAATCCATTGGTTTACTTAAATCAAAAAGATTGTTAGCGTCATCTTTAAATAATGACACATAGAAAGTTTGCCAGAAATCACCATAAACAGAAAGATTTAATCCAGTAACATTTTCTAGATAATCTTTTTCATCTTTACTTAGTACATTAGCAATTGACCCATTTTTTTGTAATGGTGCAGAATACTTTCTTTTTGATCCTGATAACATTCCACCAGAGATAACATGATCATCACCTACATTAGCAGCTAGACCTTTTTTTCTCTTAATAAATTTGACCGTGATAGTCTCATTAGGTAAGGCAAACTTACCCCTTTTTACTTCCTTTGTTTCCATAATTTTTCTCCCATTTTAAATTTAGCGTAAAAATAAGGGGTGTTACAGCACACCCCTAAAAGCTTTTATATATTGGTTAGGCTTATCCTAAGATAGAAGGCTTCAAGGTAGCAGTCCTAGAAGGATCTTTTACCATTGCACCAGTACCACACATAGCGGTCATAGTGGCAGAATCTTCCATGTGTTGCATAACACCACCTCTTCGTCCAGAGAAAGGATCTCTAATACCAGCCAAGTAACCACGCAACTCATCGTCACCTCTTACTTTGATTTTCTGGATATTAGGCTCTTCCATAGAACCAATGTAAAGGATGTCATAACGGTAAGACTCAGCAACACCACCATCTGGGTGAAGAACTTTGTTTCTTACTTTGTCATCGTACATAGGATCTACTTCCAACATTACGTGAATGTTGTTAGGAGCTTTCCATTCTGTGAACTGGAATCCAGCTACAAATGCATTAGAGTGAAATTTAGAACTTGTTTGCTTAATAGCAGCGCTACCAGTGTTATCAAATCCTACTGCCAACCAGCCAGAAGCCTCAGCAGTTACAGCTCTATGGAATTGAGCAGCTCCTCTTTCACCTGTACGAAGCATAAACTTACGCTCAGTGAAATCCAATTTACCTTC